CTGAAAGTTCATGGCAATCGTGTAAGGACATGAGCAAAATGGTTTTGCCCGTATGTGTCACTAAAGGTCATCTTTTTTCGCAATCCAAAGGTATTACTAGAGTTTTTGCTGATTATCATTTGAGTAATGAAGAAACGGGTACAATTGAAGATGTTTCACAAGTGACAATCATACCCAGTTCCGTTATTGTTGAGATAAAAAAATTGTAGGGTCGTATGGTAATACGCTTTTAATTTTTTCTTCTTTTTTCTTTTTTGGCTTATTCTTTAAATAAAAATCAATTAAAAAATAAACTGTTTTTGCGTGTGTAAGTAATCCATTGAAATCATTGTTTGTAATATCATTAATTTTTTCAAATTCGGATACTTTTAAACATAATGTTTTATAACGCGTGACCACATCAAATCCGCCTACATGTAGTTTTTTATTCATTAATTACCTCACAATCTATTTCATTTGATTCTAATTCGTTTGAAACCTCAACCCAATCCGCTTTTTCTAAAGCCTTATCTTCTGTTTCAGCCTCAACTATCGCCTCATAAATTACTTTTTGATAACTAACATCTGTAAGTTTATATTTATTCATTGTTTCCCCCTTTGTTTTTTTTAATACTATAATAATAATTTTCGCCCATTGGTGCGTCATGGTGTGAGCATTTAGCATGATATTTATTTTTACCTATTTTCCATAAATAAAAACTTAAATCACTTGTGTTAGGTATTACTTCTTTAAATATTTGACTGGTATCATTTAAAGTAAATTCTTTAGTACCTTGTAAATGTTGCCACCCAATATTTGTTGCATTAACATAAACATTTTTATTAAGAAATTTTTTAAACTCCCAATTAATCTCATCAATAAATGTTTCATAACCCATTTCCGCGTCTATTTCATCTTTAAAATATTGCGGGTCATAACTTGCTATTATTTGTTTATTCATTATTTCCCCCTTTGTTGTTTTTCTTTTGCGATTTTATTTTGATAATCAATTGTTTCTAAAGTTCCTAAAAACCCTAGTAAAGCAATCATAACAAAACAAAATACAAAAATACCTATTGCAATCAAATGTATTGTACTAATCATTGTTTCCTCTCTTCTAATTGTTCTAAAAAATCAATGACAGCGTCTATGCAATCAATAATTGTTGTTTCTGTTCCGTCATTGTCCTTTGGTAAGTGCGATATTTTTTTTATGTGAAAATTGTTTTTTATATCGTACATGTCCATTAAGGCGCTTGATAAGTCATTTTCGTTAATTGTCATTTTTTACCCCTTTCCATTATTAAATGTTAATTACAAATCCGCTATTATCTTTTCTTGCCTTACCTTTAGCAATTAATCCAACAATCGAATTTAATGGGTCTTTAAATCGTAAATCATTTAAATCCCCGTCAATTACCCTACGGCCTAGATATCGTTTCGGTAATTTATTAAAAACAACCGCAATATTTTGTTTTGAGGTCATTATTAATTCTTGCACGGCGTTATGATTATTTTCACTTTTTGAAAATGTCAGCCTGTAATTTTTTGGTAATTGTTTTTTCATTCGTTCTAATGACTTTGTGTAATCATGAAATTTAATAGTAGGGTTATTGTCCATTAAATTTCGACCATTTTCCAACTTGTAATTTTCCCATACTAAATCACTAGTGCCATTCAACCGCACATTTAATTTAAGTCCCATTCTTTTTGCGCGTTTGTCATAAAGTTTTATTTCATGATCTAACTGTTTTAAAAATTTAATGCGATCTGCAAAAAAGTATTTTGTTTTATTCAAGCGTGATTGTTTTACGCTATCAAATACGCCCCTACCACTTAAATTTAAACAGCCTTTAATACAGCCCTTACTTGCCCATGGGCAAATATTTTTACCGCTCAAAGTATATGGTGCTAAATATAAAATGACGCTTAAATACCCGTAGTCCGTTGATTTACTCATTTTGTAATTATCAAATCGTAATAGTTTTTTTACTGGCTTATACATTGTTAACCTCATCAATTGTAAATTTAAAATTTCTTAAATCATAGTAAAATTGTGTTTTTGAGTTCCATAGCTTGTCCCTCAAATCAGCTTTACAAAATCTAAGCGCCTCAATTTCATTCGTGCCTCGTGATTGCATGGCAATCAGCCCCGCGTTATTAAACGCGGTGCATTCATATATTTTTTTATTCATAGTTTTTTTGCTCCGTTTCTTCCCATAAATCTACAAATTTTTCATTAAAATTATGAAAATTACTATCTTCAAAAGCATTGTAGGCAACCTTATAAATAGAACGCCCGTCCCATTTAAAATATTGAGATAATAAAACACCCATTGTTTCTTGCTCAATAAATTTACTTTCATAACCTTTAACAAAAATTTCTTTTTTTGTTTGGTCTATTATTTCTTTTAATTTAGCCCTAATATTTTTATTCATTTTTTACCTCATTGTTAAATTAAGCTACTTTATGCTACAAAATTATGGCGCAAATAAGGCAAATCAAATTTTTTTTTATAAAAAATTAAATGATTGAATTTAAATAATTTTATTTTTATATCTGCCTTAATTCTGCCACATTTATATATTAATTAATAAGCCATAACTTAACTTAATAATGAGGTAAAAAATGATAAGCAAAATAACTAAAGACGCATTAACAATTTTAAAGAATAAAATTGTTGAGGGCTTAGAGCGTGACGGCTTAAAATGGTTCAAATCGTTCCAAGGCGTAGGCGCTCCGCAAAATGCATTAACCTTAAAAAATTATAGAGGTATTAATTTTTGGGCTTTATGCATTAACCGCGAAGAAAACAATTACAGCAATATGCAATACGCAACTAAAAAAGCGTGGCAATCGGTAGGCGCTACAATTAAAGACGGCCAAAATCAAAATGGTACAGCAATCTTTTATTATGGCGTTTTTAAAAAATCTGTTAAAAATCATAAAAATGAGGACATGGACAAACAGTTTTCATTTTTAAAAATTAGTTATGTTTATAACTATGATCAAATGGATTTTACAAATTCAACTTATGTTTTACCGCAAAAAAAAGAAAATGAGGTCAAAGACATTAATGAGATTGAGCAATTTGTTAAAAATATCAAAGGGCTAGACCTTAGACACTCAAATGAGGGTCGTTGCTATTATAGCCCCCAGCTTGATTATGTTCATATGACTGAAAAAAAGGGCTTTTTAAATGTCGCGGACAAATCAGCGTCTTTTAATTATTACAGCGTTTTATTTCATGAGTTAAGCCACTGGACTGGCCACAAATCAAGGACAGCACGCTTTGAAAAAAACATGAAATATTTTAAAGATGATGCTCAACTAGAGTATGCGCTTGAGGAATTAGTTGCTGAAATATCCGCTAATATGCTTTGTATGCATTTTGGGCTTGATAAAACAATCAATCAAAATTCGCTTGCTTATTTAAAAAGCTGGATATCACGCCTTAAAAATGATGATAAATTTTTATTAAAAGCTTTATCTCAAAGCGCTGGCGCTAGTACTTACCTATTAGAAAACAGCACGGCAAAAAGCGCGCCAATTGCTAAGGTTGCTTAATTTAATCAATAATTATTAAAAGCGGGCTTAAAACGCCCGCTTTTTTTATACTTGTAATAAACTCGTATTTTGATATTAATGTAATTAATTAAACTTAAAAATGAGGTAAAAAATGAAAAAAGAAGAAAAAACATTAAAAACTGAAATAGAAAAAACAGTCAAAAGCATTAAAAAATATATGGGCTATCTTAAAGATGAGAATTGCACAGATATTAGAGTTTTTAAATCTGTTTTAAATTCAAAATTGTGGGATCTAGCCACACATCAAGCCAAAAATTTTGATTTAACAAATCAAATTTTGATTAATAATAATTTGGTTATAAATGATCAAGGCAAAGTCGAGGAATACGACCCAAAAAATCACGAATTATTATATAATAATTATAAATCTTATTCTTTAGCTTAAAATATAAATATTAATTAAAAGCGGGCTTAAAACGCCCGCTTTTTTTATGTCTGTTGACTTGATACGGCACGCCTTAAAACATACTATAAAACATGGCAAAAAATAGAGAGAGTTTATTATTTAATAGAATTAAAAAAGAATTAAAAAGCGCGTATTTATTGCGCATTGAAACATCAACAGCGCGAGGCGTGGCCGATGTTTATTGCATATATAAAGGCCAGTCTTTTTGGATAGAATTAAAGGCAAATGATAGCAATAATTTGCAATTAAGCGGGTATCAATTCAACTTTCATAACAGTATTAATAAACACGGCGCGCATGCTTTTATCTTGGTTAAGACCCTCGAGGAGCGGGGTCTTAAAATCTATAGCGTTGAGGCAAGAGGGTTGAGCCTACTACACCAAACGCACGACACGGCGCGCGGGTTGATTGAGGCGTTCGAGTTTATGCACGCCTACACCCTCAAGAATATTGATAAATAAATTATGCTAATTGATAACGATCAATTATCGCTAAGCATAATCTCGCATAACTTTGCATAATCTAGAGGCGTGAGGGACGCGCTAACCTCTAAGGGTCATTTAATGGTCTGCCTTATTCTTGCCACATTTCTGCCACAATTTAGCCACAATCCCATATATTTTTTTTTATAACGTGTACTTGAGCAGGATTCATAAACGCAGTAAGGTAGAATAAACTATGGAAATAGAAAAAAGGGGACCCCTCGAAAAAGACCTATTAACTACTGACCAATTAAGAATGGAAGTAGAAAAAAAATTCATTGAGCATATTAAACTTTGCCAGGATAATTTTTTATATTTTGTTCAAGAGGTTTGGCCTGATTTTATTTGTAGAAAAGAAAAGGACCCAAAAAAATGGGGGCACCATCAAATAATGGCAAAAGCCTTTACAGACATATCGGATAAGAAAAAAGGGAGGCTTATTGTAAATATGCCACCTAGACATACTAAATCAGAATTTGCTTCTGTGTTCTTTCCAGCATGGATGATAGGGAAGTTCCCAAAATTAAAAATTATGCAGGTAACACACAATGCGGAACTATCTTCTAGGTTTGGTTCTAAGGTTCGTAACTTAATTGATTCAGCAGAATATAAACAAATTTTTGGTGATGTCCGTTTACGACAAGACTCTAAAGCAAAAGGACGTTGGGAAACAAATCATGGTGGTGAATATTTTGCTGCTGGTGTAGGAGGCGCAATTACAGGACGAGGTGCGGATCTACTAATCATTGACGATCCACATACCGAACAAGATTCGTTATCTCGTAATGCTATGGAGCGATGTTATGATTGGTATGCATCAGGCCCCAGACAACGTTTACAACCTGGAGGCTCTATTGTTTTAGTTATGACAAGATGGGCGGAGAATGATTTAACGGGGACCCTCATCAGAAATCAAAAGGAAGAAAAAGCAGATAAGTGGAAATTAATTTCTTTTCCTGCTTTGTTAGAATCAGGGAACCCAGTGTGGCCAGAATTTTGGGAAAAAGAAGAACTACTAAAAGTTAAAGCATCATTGCCGATTAGAAACTGGTCGGCACAGTATATGCAAAACCCAACATCAGAAGAAGGTGCGATCATCAAAAGAGAATGGTGGCGACCATGGAAAAAAGATGTACCTGCATTACAACATGTTATTCAAAGTTATGATACTGCATTCAGTGCAAAAGAAACTGCAGACTATTCTGCTATTACTACGTGGGGAGTATTTTATCCGCAAGAAGGAGGCGCAGCTCATTTAATGCTATTAGATGCTATGAAGGGTAAATTTGATTTCCCTGAATTAAAAAATGTTGCATTAGAACAATATAGATTTTGGGAACCAGAATCCGTAATCATTGAGGCTAAAGCATCTGGGGAACCCCTAATGCATGAATTTAGAAGAATGGGTATACCAGTAATTCCTTTTGTTCCTAGCAAAGGAAAAGATAAGCATACCAGAGTAAATGCTACAGCCCCTCTATTTGAATCAGGGTCCATATGGTATCCAGAGGGAGAACGTTTTGCAGATGAGGTTATTGAGGAATGTGCCGCCTTTCCCCATGGTCAGCATGATGACTATGTTGATAGCACCACTCAAGCTGTGTTAAGATACAGGCAAGGTAACTTCTTTGATGTATCGTCAGATTATCAAGAAGAAAAAAATAATTATAAAAAAGAGTACAAGTACTATTAGGAGATTTATGTCAGATATAAAAAAAATTTCAGGTGCAGCAGTAACTGAAAGAGAATATGCAAAACTTAAAGCTTTAGAAGAAGGAGCCTCAGCTAAAGAAGATGTTTTAAAAAAATTAAAACAAAAATCTTTAAAAGACATGTCTGGAGCAGCAGTAACTGAAAAAGAATATGAATATTTAAAAAAAGGAATGAAAAAAGGTGGAATGACTAAGGGTCAAAAGAAAATCCGTACAGTCATGAGAGAGTTTAAAGCAAAGAAATTAAAATCTTCTTCTGGACAAAAAGTTACGAATCCAAAGCAAGCTATTGCTATTGCATTGTCTGAAGCAGGGCAATCTAAAAAAATGAAAAAAGCTGCAAGTGGTTCTTTCATTACTAAAGGCGGAGACTATATTAAAGATTTATTATAATGGGTCACGAAAATAATATTACTAAATCTTATGAAGTTAATGGTAAAACTAAATATTATAATGTGCCTGATCCTAAACATAACACTCCAGATATGAGTCTTCCTAAAGAATACGGAAAACAATATGATGATTTAGAGGAAGCCGTAGAAGGTGCAAAATCTATTTCGAAAAAATTAGATAAGTATTCTCACAAACATAATCAAGGCGGCATGGTAATAGGCAAACAAAAAGATTACATTAAGGGTTTATTATAATGGCTGAAAAGAAAAAAAAGACTTCTGATAAAATTATGGATGCCTTTGGTGTATTAGGAAAGTTTGATCCTTTCCAAACATACAAATACTACAGAGATATGGCTGAATACGATAAAGAAAAAAAAGAAGTTAAAAAAGAAAGTAAAGCAACAGGTGGTTTCATTGTTGGTAAAGGTGGCGACTACATAAAGGATTTATTATAATGAAAAAATCAAAAATTCAAAAAGCTTTCATTGGAAAATTTATTTCTTCTCTTCCAGAAATATTTTCTAAAGTTTCAAACGGTGTCATAGGCGGCGATAGTTCTGTATGGAGTAAAGATAAAATGGCTGGCCTAAGTAGCTATGCCCCAGGATCTTACGGTAGAGGGGAAAAAAGCACAGGACAAAAAACAGCAAAGGCTAAAAAAGGCTCTTTCATCATTACTAAAGGCAAAGATTATCTTAAAGATCTACTATAAGTATAGTCCTTAATTAGTTTGCATGTTAATATAATAACTGTTATAACAAATTAAGGAGAATAACCATGGCAAAAAAAAGTATGAGAAATCTTGCAAAAATTGCAGCAGGATTAGGAGCTGCATACGCTCTATCTAAAATGGGTAAAACAGATTCTTTTGACGGAACTGAAGGAGTATTTGAACAAACCGAATCTTTCAAAGGAAAAATGGCACCATCAACAGCAGGACGTATGGATGGCACTGAAGGAACATTTCCAGCTTCCGCAAAACCAAAAAGAGGAAGCGTTGAAGCATTTAGACAAGCTGAATCTGAAAGACAATCTAGAATTGCGGCACTAAAAAGTGGAGCACCTAAAATAGATAGGTCTGCATTCAATGCAAAAGTAAAAGCAATTAACGAAGCAAGAACTGGAATGAAAAATCAAAGATATAAAAAAGGCGGATCCGTTCACGTTAAAACAAAAATAGGATATAGTAAACCAACTAAGATTTGCTAATATGGCACAAGTCGACAACAACAATGAACTTCCTATAGAGGAAGTTGAAATGGAAGAAGTTGACGTAGAGTTACCTGAAGAAGAGCAAGATCAAATTCAAGAATTAGGTCAGGCGATTGATGAGCAGGTAGCCTTTTACGATAACTTAGCAGAAGACATGGACGAGCGTACGCTTGCTCGTATCGCTTCTCAATTGTTGGAAGACTACCATAAAGACAAAGTATCGAGAGCCGATTGGGAAAAAACTTATACCCAAGGTTTAGAATTATTAGGTTTTAAATATAACGATCAAACACGTCCTTTTTCTGGAGCATCAGGTGTAACCCATCCATTGCTAGCAGAAGCAGTAACACAATTCCAAGCACAAGCTTATAAAGAATTACTACCGAGTGATGGCCCTGTACGTACGCAAGTCGTTGGGGCTGAAACTCCTGAAGTAAAACAACAAGCAGAACGTGTAGAAGATTTCATGAACTATATGTTGATGGAAAAAATGGAAGAGTATACTCCTGACTTTGATCAACTATTATTTTATTTACCACTAGCTGGATCTGCTTTTAAAAAAATTTACTATGATGAATTAAAACAAAGAGCTATTTCTAAATTTGTACCAGCAGAAGATTTAATTGTTCCATACTATGCAACCGATTTAATGGATTGCGAACGAATTACTCATCTTGTTAAGATGAGTGAGAATGATGTACTCAAACAACAGAAGTCTGGTTTCTATAGAGATGTAGAATTAATACCAAAATCAACACAACAAAATACGATTCAAGATAAATTAAACGAATTAGAAGGTGTAAAACCAACTAGCGATAAAGAATATCAATTAAATATTCTAGAAATGCATGTAGATTTAAGTTTAGAAGAATTTGAAAAAGATGGTTTACCTAGACCCGATGAAAAAGAAATTAAAGTTCCTTACATTATTACGATTGATGAAGGCTCTCAAGAGATTTTATCTATTTATCGTAACTATGCACAAGACGATGAACTAAAAAGACGTAAAGAATACTTCGTTCACTTCAAATTTTTACCAGGATTAGGCTTTTATGGCTTTGGATTAATTCATATGATTGGTGGATTAAGCCGATCTGCTACTACTGCACTACGACAATTGCTAGATGCAGGTACGTTAGCGAACTTACCAGCGGGATTCAAGAGCCGTGGTATTAGAATCAGGGATGATGACCAACCGTTTCAGCCAGGAGAGTTCAGAGATGTGGACGCACCAGGCGGAAATATCAGAGATCAGTTCCAAATTTTACCTTTTAAAGAACCAAGTCAGACTTTATTTCAATTAATGGGCTTTTGTGTTCAAGCAGGACAGCGATTTGCTGCTATTGCTGACATGCAATTAGGAGAAGACGCACAAAATAGAGCGGTCGGCACTACGATTGCACTCTTAGAACGTGGTTCGAGGGTCATGAGTGCTATTCACAAGCGTTGTTACTATGCAATGCGACAAGAATTTAGATTATTAGCTAGAGTATTTG